ATTAATTATATTGAGGATTTCAAGACAAAGTTTTTTGGATTAAATATGGTAAATGTAGCATTCCCGAGATCAGTTAATGGACTACAAAAATATAAAGATCCGGCCACAATTTATAAAAAGTCAACTCCAATTCATGTTAAAGGTTCATTGATTTATAATCACATGCTCAAATCGAAGAAACTAACAAGGAAATATCCCACTATAAAAGAAGGGGAAAAGATCAAATTTGTTTATCTCAAAGATCCGAATCCAGCGGGGGATAAAGTAATTTCTGTAATAGATAGTTTACCAAAAGAATTTGAGTTAGAAAAATATATAGATTATGATACACAATTTGAGAAGGCTTTTGTCGAGCCATTAAAAGGTGTATTAGATGTAATTGGCTGGGATACTGAACACCGGTCAAGTCTTGATAATTTCTTTGTTTAATGGAGGTATTATGGCAGGAAGTATAATGGTAAGGTATGCACAAAAGACATACAAACAACAAAGAGCAGAAGAACGAAATTCTGCGGTATTCAAAAATTTAACTCATTCTGTAGATATCATTCCAGAATCAATGTCCTATATGACTTTTAGTACTCAGAAAGAAGCTAATGAGTTTGCTGAATCTATGAGAGATAAAGGATATCATATCTTAGAAATAAAAGATGATTACAGAAGAACATGAAAATTGGTCTGTAGAAGATTTAGTAAAACTGGTAGACCAATTGATTGAAGACAAGAAAATAGCCGAAACATATTCTGAACGGGTAGAATTAAATAGAACTATATTAAAAATTAAAAGTGAAATTTTTGAAAGGGAAAAAAATGAGTGAATATTTTGATAATTTATTAAAAGCAACCGGCAATGAATTCGGTTCAAAAGTATCTGATGGAATAGAGGCCGGTGATGTTTCAGGTTATATAGATACTGGTAGTTATATTTTAAATGCATTAATTTCAGGAGATATTTATGGAGGAATACCCACAAACAAAATTACAGCATTTGCTGGAGAAACTGCAACTGGAAAAACCTTCTTTGTATTGGGTATTGTCAAACAGTTTCTTGCAGATAATCCTAGCGGTGGTGTTCTTTATTTTGAGTCTGAATCTGCTCTCACTAAGCAAATGATTATAGATAGGGAGATTGATCCTGATCGGATGATAATTCTCCCTGTCACTACGATTCAAGAATTTACTCATCAGGCACTTAAAGTAGTGGAAAAACATTGGGCAAGTCTCGCAGATGGACGCCCATTGATGATGTGTTTAGATTCTCTTGGTATGTTATCTACTACCAAAGAAGTAACCGATATTTCAGAGGGCAAAGAAACCAAAGACATGACACGGGCACAATTAGTCAAAGGATCTTTCCGAGTATTAACACTCAAGTTAGTAAAAGCAGGAATTCCTTTACTAGTGACCAATCATACATACAAACAGATGGGCACAATGTTTCCAACTGATGTGATGGGTGGTGGTAGTGGTTTACAGTATGCTGCTTCAACTATTATATTCCTTTCCAAGAGAAAAGAAAAAGAAGGAACTGATGTTGTAGGAAACGTAATACATTGTAAAAATTACAAATCTAGATTGACTAAGGAGAACAAAAAAGTTGATGTACTTTTACGATATGATCAAGGATTGAATAGATATTACGGACTTATTGAGTTAGCAGAAGACGCAGGAATCTTTACTAAAGTATCTACAAGATATGAGATGCCAGATGGTTCTAAGGTGTTTGGTAAAGCAATTTTAAGTGATCCTGAAAAGTATTTTACACCAGAAATCCTTGATAAGTTAAATGATCATGCCAAGAAAGTTTTTCTTTATGGTTTTATAGATGAAGAGGAGGAGGTAGAAAATGGAAATGGAGAGTCATAAAGGGAAATATGAAATAACCCAAAATCCAGAAGATCTAAACGACACTTCTTTGTGTGTATATTTGAAGGAGGGACCATTTACTGGTTGTACAATAAAGTATGGTAAGTTTAAATTTAATGAAGGAAAAAATGAAGATGAAACGGTTTCTGCCAAATATGAATATGAATTTGTTGATGTTCCTCAATCGGTGGCAGAACAAGAGTTTTCAGATGAAGTAGGCGAAGAGTTTGAAAAGTTTATAGGTGAGATTCTTATTGAATATTTAAGTGAACAAATGAAAGCAGAACAGGAATACAAAGATGATGAAGGAAGAACGGTTAGAAAATACAATTTTACGAAATCTCCTGACAAATGAGAAATATACTCGTAAGGCGTTACCGTTTTTAAAAGAGAGTTATTTTACACAAGATGCTGAGAAGATTGTATTTGAACAGATAAGAAGTTATGTAGATAAGTATAACAACATCCCCACAAAAGAAGCATTGGTTATTGACCTTGGTGATAAGAAGGGAATAACCGAAGAAGAATTCAGCTCTTCTTCAAATCTTTTAAATCAAGTATTAGAAAATCAAGAGGAAACAGACAATGACTGGTTACTGGACTCGACTGAAAGATTTTGTCAAGACAAGGCAGTTTATAATGCAGTCATGGAATCCATTCAGATCCTTGACGAGACAGCCAAGAGTAACAAGGATACCAAGGATAAGGGAGCCATCCCAGAAATACTCACAGATGCCTTGGCTATTAATTTTGATACCCATATCGGTCATGATTATCTTGATGATAGTGATTCTCGCTATGATTTCTACCATAAGAAAGAGGAAAGAACCCCTTTCGACTTGGAATACTTCAATCGAATCACAAAAAACGGAATACCCAACAAAACATTAAATGTCGCACTTGCTGGAACAGGTGTTGGTAAATCTCTGTTTATGTGTCACATGGCAGGAGCGTGTCTTTCACAGGGGAATAATGTTTTGTATATTACTTTGGAGATGGCGGAGGAACGAATTGCAGAAAGAATAGATGCTAACTTATTGAATACTGCACTTGATGATTTGAGAAAACTTCCTAAAACTCTGTTTAATAATAAGATTGAGAAGTTAAGGAAAAAGATTGAGGGCAAGTTAATCATTAAAGAATATCCAACCGCGTCAGCAAATTGTAGTCATTTTAAAGCATTGTTGGGGGAACTGAAAATAAAGAAGAATTTTGTCCCTAAGATAATTTTTATTGATTATTTGAATTTATGTACTTCTTCAAGGTTTAGACAGGGTGGAAACTTCAATTCCTATTCTTACATTAAATCTATTGCTGAAGAAATGAGAGGAATGGCGGTTGAACATAATTTACCGATAATGACTGCTACTCAAGTAAACCGCCAGGGGTTTGTTTCTACTGATATTGGATTAGAGGATACGAGTGAGAGTTTCGGACTTCCAGCAACTGCTGACTTTATGTTTGCTTTAATGACTACGGAAAAGTTAGAACAGTTAAATCAAATTAAAGTGAAACAGTTGAAGAACAGATATAACGATCCCACATATCATAGAAATTTTATAGTTGGTATTGATAGAAGTAAAATGAAATTGTATGATGTTGAAGAAGAAGCTCAAGAAGATTTGATAGATGAGGAATCTGAAAGTAGAACTGAGGATAGGTCTTCTAAAATGTGGCAAGAGTTCAGTAAACAAAAGAAAGAAAGAGATTTTACTGATTGGGATGTAGAAGGAAAATGAATGCCAATATATGAATATAAGTGTGAAAATTGTGGGTATGAATTTGAAGAAATGCTCCATTTTTCAGAAAGAGATGTTCCGATAAACACTCCATGTCCTTTTCCCACATGTTGTGGAAAGGTTCATTTGAAAATGAGTTTGGGAAGTTTTCAACTAAAAGGTGACGGATGGTATAAAGATGGATACGAAAGAAAAAGAACGGACGGATCAGGAGCTGGAGGATCAGGGGGTGACGGTAAAGGAACGCCCGAGCCCCAAATTAAAACAGAAAGTAAAGCTGAAGCCTCCGAATAATTATCAAGTTATATTTCATAATGATAATTATACGCCGATGGAGTTTGTGGTGTGGGTTTTACAGAAAGTTTTTCATCATCCGGCTGATCGCGCTCAGGCGATTATGTGGGATGTTCATAAAAAAGGAATTGGTGTTGCAGGTATCTATACATTTGAAATTGCAGAACAAAGAGTATT